AAGTTTCTTTTCAATGCCAACACCACCTGCAATTTTAACTGATCCTGTTGTCTTACTTGAGGAGTCTGTGGTGTCATTACTATCTATGACTCCTGCAACAGTTAAAGTTGAAGCCATATCAACAGCCCCATCAATGTCAACTATATCAAGGTTAGATGTACCTGCCACATCAATAGCACCACTAATATCTAATGTTGCTGCGTCTACTTCTCCTGTAACTGTGATAGAATCTACAAAGGCATCTTTCCACCTTACTCCTGTAGTTCCTAAATCAACATCACTATCTGACTGTGGTCCGAATACATTGTCGGCAAGATATACTTGTTCTGTATTATTAGCATAGAAATGAATTTCATCAGCCGTTTCAAAATCTATTTTTGTCTGATCGTCTTCACCGATTTTTATATCAGTAGCCAACAATGAAGTAATTGTAGTTTGAGCAGCATCAATAACAAAGTCTAGATTATTATCAGTAGCATCATAAGAAACAGCAATACCAGTTTCTGTGCCATCAAGCATATTCCCTACATGATCTTCAACAACGACTTGAAGAGTCGCATCATTGACTGTAATTGCATCAGCTTCTAGAGTTCCATCAATATCGGCATTACCACTAATATCTAATTCTGTAGCAACTATTTTATTATTAAAAGTTGCCGCACCTGCTTCTGACCCATCTAAAGTCAACATCGTAATATCAGAGGTATTATCCGTACCTTTAAAAATAATATCGGTGTCATTAGCAGTAGCATCAATGGTTATATTTCCAGAAGATGTTGAAAGGGTAACTGCCCCATCACCTACAGTAAGATCGTCAGCAGCAATACTTCCACTTGTATAGGTGTTTAAAGCTGTAACAGCTACCTGTTTCATTGTGCCATTATCGTTAAGAATAATTCTGTCAGCATCAGCTATGGTAACTGAAGAAGCACTATTGTCTCCATCAAGAATATTAATTTCAGCAGGTGTGGATGTTATATTCGTTCCACCAATATCAAGGGTAGTAACTGATATTTCTCCTGCGACTGTTACTAATCCGTCTGCAACAGTTATCAAATCAGTATCATCAGTATGCCCAATCGTTGTACCATTAATTAATACATTGTCAATATCAAGAGAACCACCAGAAATCAACCCTGTTGTAGTAATAGTTGAACTACCTGTATCAATATTTCCAAACCCTGATGTAATCGAACCACTATTTAAAGCACCAGTTGTTACGACATTTCCACCACCTACGTTATGGCTTGAGAAATAAGTTGAAACTGTATCAACATTAGTCATACGCATAGTTCCTGCATCATTAATTAAGATGCCATCACCCGATGCTACAGCAGTTGTTCCTCTGGATGTTCCCCCATCTATTAAATTCAATTCGGATGCTGTGGATGTAACATTTGTGCCACCAATATCAAGTGTAGTCATGCTGACTTCACCTGCTACAGTAAGGACACCATCTGCTAAAGTCATTAAATCTGTATCTGATGTATGACCTATGGTAGTGCCATTAAGAATTACATTATCAATAGTAAGAGTTGTCAGCGTTCCTAAACTTGTAACATTTCCCTGTGATGCTGTTTGAAGCGTTCCTGTAAGATTTCCGCTAAAGCCTGTGGAAGTTAAAAGTCCTGAACTTGGATTATATGTTAAGCCCGTATCAGTCTCAGCCCCTTGACTTCCTGTTGCCCCATCTACAAAAACGGGGTAAACAGTTTCATTTGCAGAGTTGTTTGCACTTGCTGTAAAACTTGTAGCCACATCTGCTGTGCCTGTTACATCTCCTGTTACATCTCCTTCAAGATCGGCAACTATTGTTCCTGCTGTGCCTGACACCACATCTGAACTAAAGGAAGCGTCAGGGATGTAAGTAAGCTTCGGTGCTGAAGCAGAAGTGCTAACATCTACACCAAGAAAAGCTGTTTTTGCTCCTGATCCTGTGTGCCAATGAGGTTTTAATCCAAGATCAAATCCACTATCTGCTGAAGGTGCTGATCCGTTGGTAAGCCCCATAGCAATAGTCGGATTATCAACTACCAGATTATCAGCTTTAACTTCAGAAGAATCCCCAACGACTAATAGATTTCCACTTACTGTAGCATTTCCTGATACAGTCAAATTATCGTTAACAGTTGTTTCAGAAGTGGAATGACCTAATGAAATAGGCACTCCAGACGTTGCCGTTGCAATCGTAACACCATTAGAAGTGTTTGAATTGTCAATGTTCAATGTCGAGGTGGAATCTAAAGAAATATTTGAACCATCTACTACTAACGTTCCGTCTATATCTGTATTATCAAGATTTGCAGTACCATCTACGTCTAAGTCTCCATTAAAGTCAGCATTACCACCAAGAGTAAGAGTCGTTGCCATATCTACTGCACCATCAATATCAACAACGTCTAAATTAGCAGTTCCATTAACATCAATATCACCTTCAAGGTCAATATTATCAGCAACAACTAAATTTCCATCGGCTACATCTAGAGCCGTTTGTCCATTAGTTCCTGTTATTGTTAATTTTTCTTCACTTGCATCCCAAAATAAATGATCCCCAGAGGTTGCAGAATAAAAATAAACATCTGAACCAGAACCATCAGTTCCAACTGTTAGGCTTGTTATTGCATCAACTGTTCCAGAATCAATATTAACATTTGTTAAATTTTGACTGTTAAGATTTTGAGCAGATGTCCAAGTAAGCCCTCCCGATATTGTAGCAGACGAAATATCTCCTCCATCAATATCAAAAGCCGAACCTTCAATTTCTGTACTTCCAGCAGTTAATTTTCCACTTAATGTGAAAGCTCCTATATTGGTAGCTGTTAAAGTATCACTTACAGTAACATTACCATCTGCCACATTTAAAGCAGTTTGCCCGTTTGTGCCTGTAATTGTTAAAAGCTCTTCGCTAGAATCCCAGAACAAATGATCTCCACTTGTTCCAGAATAAAAATAGACATCAGCACCACTACCATCTGTACCGACAGTCAGCGAGGTTACACCATCAACAGTACCAGCGTTAATATCTGGGCTGGTAAGAGTCTTATTTGTAAGAGTGTCAGTTGTAGCTTTACCTATCAACGTATCAGTAGAATCAGGAAGAGTTACAGTTCTGTCTCCTGTTGGATCACCAGCAGATAAGGTCAACTCGTGAGCATTTGAAGTTGACCCTTCAAAAACTAAATTGCTTGTGATCGTTCCGTTAAATGCAATAGTATCAGAACTTGCATCGCCTAAATTAATAGTTCCACCATTAAACGTAGATGTTCCTGTAACAGTTAAATTTCCACCGACTGCTGTATTCCCTGTCACAGTTAGATTATCTGCGATTGTAGTTTCTGAGGTGGTATGCCCGATGGTTATGGCAATTCCTGAAGTCTCGGTAGCAACTTTTAAAGCCCCTACTGCATTGGTTATATAAGAATTAGAACCATCATGATAAATTTGCATATCACTACCAGTACCAAACTTAAATTTATCGGAATCTGGTACAATAAGATCGCCACTTGAGTTCACAGTAACAGCTTTTGAAGCCTGTGAAGTTCCAAGTGTTGCAATATCTAAATAGTTTAATTCGGCAGCACTACTCGTAACAAGCGTTCCACCAAGTTGTAATCCATTACTTCCATCGTGGGAAGCGATGTCAAAATTATACGCACCATCTATAATAGATGCTGAAGCCGATCCTAGTTTTAAAACAGATAAAGTACCATCTCCATCATAAACCCCTGCTTCCGTAGAGCCTAAACCGCCGTCTACATGAAGAAGTTGTCCGTAACCATCTGCTATCCTTGTGTTTGTTAAATCAGTTGCCATCAGTCAAATGCCCCTGTCTTGTATTGTTCCTCATAAAAATCTTTATCAAAACGCGTCTGAACACGGCTAATAAGCCTTCTAAGAGCAGAACTCTTACATTCTGGACATATATGTCGTTTCTTAGAGTACACGCCTGTAAATACCTCAAATACGTTTTGACATTTTTTGCATTGAAATTCGTATATCGGCATTATTTTTTTGATTTCTTTGCTTTTATCTCTTTTCCTGTTTCATCTACTTCCTTAAAGCCCTGTTTAATATATTCTTCTAACTGTTTTTTAGAAGGATTTACTTTTCCAATAATTGATCCAGTTTTATTTTTTAGCCATTTCATATTTAGTCCTTTTGGATAGTTACTTTCATTCTAAGCACGGTTGTTGCACTTGCTGTGTAATTTGCACCACTTCTATTGATTGCAGAGGCATAGATACTTGTACTACCATCTGCACTATGAATACCTAAATCAATGCCCGTCTTCGAGCCTAAGCTTGAATCAGCCAAATCAGTATAATCTCCTGCTACAATTTTCACTACACCTAACATATTCACCAACGCTGAGTCTAAGTCTGCAACATCCTCACCAACTGCCTTACCTTCATCTTGAGTGATTGAAGTATTTGCTGTACTGAATATAATGTCCATCGCAGGACCAGTAGTTGTTTGATCTAGGATTGTTATAGACTTAATTAATCCTGATCCACCATTTTCAGCAGTTGCAAAAGGTATCTCGATTGCCTGAGCAAACACTTTATTATCTCCGATTGTTTCTGCGTCTGTTGTTAATGTTACTGTGATAACATCCAAATCCATTTTGTTTAATTTTTCTGCGGCTGAATATTTACCGATTTCTGTTTCTGCCATTTTTTTCTCCTGTTATATATGAGTATCGGGGTGAGAAAACTCACCCCTTTACTCAGTTCAATCAATCAACCCTTACGGATTGTTGAAGTTAGCAACTGCACAAGCTGTGCTAGAAGCCGCATGACTAGCTTTTGCACCAAAAATAACGTCAGCTACGATTGATGTACTAAGGTAATCAATATCATAACTTGACTGTACTCTTGGAGACAGTTGCATAGCAAAGTAAATTGCCTCTTTTTTGAAAAGAGTTGCAGTTTCATCGCCTGTGCCACCATCATCATCCCAATCTGTGCTTACGAAAGTTGGAACGCCATATACCATACCAACTGAACCACTTGCAACTGGGTTTGCATCATCGCCTCTACGAGAAGCATCGTAAAAGTCCTGCAAAGACAAAGCACTCATGTAACTTGCAGGTGAGCAATATAAGAAAGCTTCACCATCGGTGTATGAATGTCCTGCATCGAGGAACTTTTGTAAAGCACTTCTGACAAGTGCTGTCGTGAATGTATTGTCTGCGCTGAGGGTAACATCATTTCCCGTTTGAGCCTGAAGAACGCTAACTGCAATATAGTTTTCAATATATTTTGCAATAGCATATCCCATGCTTTTAGCATACATATTAAAAAGATCGGCTGATTCTTGTACTTTGACAATATCGCCAATTCTTTTTGCTTCGTATGCGTGTTGATCTATGGAAAGAGAAACTTTACCATCTGTATTTGCACCATAAGTAACAGCAGAGCCAGAGCTTAAAGAAGCCGCAGTTTCTTCAGTTACTTTAGGAATATTGATGGTGTCTCCACCTGACGATACAAGACTTGAGAGATCAGTTACCTGATTTCTTAGCTGAAATTGTCTTTCAGCGTAGTCAAGAATACCGTCTGACCACATTTCGGGAATAAAATTAGCCGCAGTCGTTAAAGTGACTTCTGCCATTTTCTAATCCTATCTTTTTGTGTAACCTGCCAAAACATTTTTCCAGTTTTTTCTTTGATCGTCTCTACTCATTTCAGTAAATGGTTTCGACTGAACAGAAGAAAATCCTGCTAAAGAACTGTCTGTTTTTGCAGGTTTGTTGTTAATTAATTTATCATGTACCTTCTGTAATACGGGTGTTGGAAGGTCTGCATAGTCTTCCCGTTCATTTTCGGGAAAATCAGATAGCAGTTTTTCTCTCGTAGATGTTTCAAGTGCGTTTGCCCGTTCAATAATGGGTTGCAAATCAGCAATCTCTTTATCCTTGCTTTCAAGTTGCTTTTTCAAGTCTTCAGCAAGTTCTTTAAATTGCTCATTGTCTTCCATTTTTTTCTGCCTATCAACATCCATTTGCTTCTGAAGTTCGCTGAACTTCGCCTCTGCTTTCTGTGCCCTTTGACGATATTTCTTGCTTTCTGCGATCATATCATCTATTTTTGCATCTCTCGAACTACTTTCCTGTACTTCGGGTTCTGCTACTTGACTCTCCTGAGTCTCTATTGTTTCTTCGGTCATACTGACCTCCTATGTATTAAGTCTTTATCCAACGCCTTCATCTACAGTTATATTAACTTTTCTTTGTATTTCTTGAGTAATAACACCTGCAATAAATGCGGCTACTCGATCTGAGATTCCAAACCATTTTCTTAGTTTATTTTTTGCTTTACCTGTTTGATGCCAATTTCCTATCTTATCTCTCAATTCAGATACTCTTACTTCTACTTTATTCCGTTTTGGCGACTTTAAAATTAGTCTTTTCATCGTACCTGTAGCAAACAAAGGGGTTTCTGGTTGTGCATACCCTGCGGCTTTTTTTCGATTAATGGTCTTAACTTCTAATTCCTTTAACGGTTTCATATTTACGCCAAGTCCAGCAGAGATTCTTTCATCATGATCCTGCACAATAGCCTCTCCAATCTGTTTCAACCCTTCAGTAAAGTCCTCAAAAGCATCGAACTCATACTCAACATCATCTATTTCCATTGTAATTTTTATGATTCATCCTTTATTGCAACAGAAATTCTTTCATCAGGCTTTACACTTTCTTCATTTGATTGAGAGGCTCTTTGCAATAGTCTTTGTACTTCTTCTTCCGAAGCATCTGGATCGTGTTCTCTTATATAATCTTCTCTCGTAGCAAGACCCATTTCCAATAAAAACTTCCAATGCTCTCTTGTATCTTGAGCAGACATTGGAAATCTAGGCTCTGAAAAGTCTACAGGGTTTTCCTCTCCTACACTTTTTCCATGAAAACTTAAAATATTTTTGTCTACGTTAAATCTTTCTTTTTCAAAAGTACGCCATATAGACCCTATATCAGTTTTTAAACTTTCCGTTAGATCAATTTCTAACATTTTTAATGACTCTCCTGACAAAACAGTATCTTTACCTTTCGACCATTTTGTTTTTAAATTATTATTATAAGCAACGGAGTCTACAAAAAATCGTATAGACTCTACATAGTCGGAAAGACTAGAACTGGGTGACTGAAAAGAAAAAGAAGCACCTTCAGGCAGGGTAATAATATTGTCTACGCCTAACTGAAAAGCAGACTCGTCATCAATGCCTGTGGCTACAGGTTGCCCCAATGCCTGTAATCTCATACCAAGCGATAATTCTGTAAGCATAACATTAATAGTTTCATTCATACTAATCACATCTGAAGCACCTTCTCTAAACCAATCTGTCGTGAGAGGTCTTCTATGAGCATAGGTTACAGGAATTACTCCATAGGGATTAATTCTACTTTCATTTCCTTCTACTGAGTATGTATCGCCTTTAGCGTTAATTAAATAGTGTTCTTCCTCACTCCAAAATGCAAAAAGGTCTTCCGAATCAGCTTGAGAGGACTCATAGGAGTATAATGGGTATAAAACGGCTACGGGTTCTTGCTCAAAAGACTGAAATAGAGGGTAAAACTCTGTTAAAAGATCATATTCTAGCGTTTCTTCATCTTCATTAAACTTACTTCTTAGCCCCATTGTACCTAAAAGATAGGTAAGTCTCTCAATATTGAGCATAGCAGTATCAAGACCTGTAGTATTTTCTTGATATGTAATATTTGCTCGTTTGGGAGGAACTTTATAAACAATACAACGTGAGTTTATAATTTTTGCTGTTACATTTTGTGCGACTAAAGGAACTTGGCTTAACGCCCCATCTGTAAAATAATCCCTTAAATCGCTTTCCATTTCACTAATCATACCCTCGTAATACGAAACAAACTTCATTCTTTCGTCTGCTCGTTTCTTTTTTGAGGTATCTAGGTATTCTTCGAGGGCTTTTACTACACTTAATTCAGAAAGATCATTAATTAACATATTACCACCTAATTACAGAAGCTTTTTTTGCTACAATCGGAAAAAGGAAATGAAGCCCATAACCTAAAGCATCTGACATATGGGTAAGTGATGAGTCTGATTTGTCTATATCTCCCGATTTCCAAACAACTCTTTCTAAGTCAGAAACAAGTTTTGGACAGTTCTCTATTGAAAAACGGCTTTTACCGTCTCTAATTAATAACAAATTATTGACAGAATTGATTCTATCTTTTACGGATGGATTCTTTCTTTTGGCTTTAATCTTAAAAAAATTATCTCGTAAAATTTGATGATCTGACTTAGAACTAGAGGTTTTTCGAGATGCACCTGTAGCATCAGGATAAACAGAAGCTCTGGGAAATTCTTTTCTTATAACTTCAGCCATATCATAAGTATTTGCATTCTGAAGAGACCACTCTTTAAAAATATGTACGGTTTCTGCTATTTTTACAAATGCACAAGCTGACATTGGATTTACATTGAAGTCCATACCAATATGAATGTCTCCGTGTTTTATCTCACTCTTTAAATCAGGTCTTTCTACTACATGAAATTCTCTATCAAAGTTTTTATATACTCTTCCCTGTTGAAGATTGACAAACTTGCCATAAACATAAGCATCTACCATTTCTTCTGAATAGGTTTCTAATAAACTTTCTTTATATTGTTCGGGGAGGTGTGGATTGCTCAATGTATTTCCAAAAACAACTCCAACATCGTATTGATCTTCATTATTTAAAGCTATATCATATCCCCAATTCAAAGATTCTGGAGTTCCTGTTAAAAATATCTCTCTTTTTGTTGCCTCTGGATGTCTTACTCTCGAAATACCTATATCAAAAACATCCTTACTCTGTATAAACGGCTCATCTATTCCGATTGCCGCTAATTCTTGACCTAACAAACCTTGAGGATCATCTCCTGAACCTATCCATATCTTTCCATTCCAATTTACTATCTTTATTTCGTTGTCTGTTTTATTATGAGTATAGGTTATTCCTGATCTGTTCATTATCCCCTTAAGAGTAGGAAGAATCGTTCTCTTTGCCATTTTGTAGGATGGGGATACATACATTACTGGAATCCCTTGATTTAGATAGGATAAATAGATTAGGCGTAATGCCCCTATATAGGTTTTACCCGATCCATAGCCTCCAACCAGTATCTTTATATAATTTGGTAAATCCCAAAAAGATTTCTGGTGGTCAAGAAAACCCTTAGATGCGATCCGAAATTTCAAAATCCAAAGGGGGGGGGTTTATGGATGAAAAATCAAGAAATTATTAGTTCATCCGATTCAATCTCTTGGGTTCGGATTGTTTCGGGAGATTTGCCCCAAATTCTTGAAAGTAACTCTTGAATGGCTCGAATATCTCCGCTTTCCGCAAGTTCATACAATCTATTTAGGACAGTTTCCATTCTAGATTTAGACTGACCCTCTTTTTTTAAATCTCCCATATTCTTCAGGAGATCAGAAACCGAATTTCTTCGACCCTTGCCAACACTGAACGTGTTTCCTTTCTTAAATAATGCTGAAGGGTTACCCGATGAACCTTTGAGCCATTGTCCTCTTGAGTTTCTTTTTGGCTTTTCAAAGGTTTCACCGCTTTCCTTTGGTTTAACGTGGGATTGGGCGGAGTGCCCACCATTTTTAGAATTATCTAAACTCATTTAATTACCTTTCCTTTCTACTTTATATCTGTTTATCTACTTTCTAAGGAATACGGCTAACAAGTAAAACAATTACCTTGATTTATAGATTGTAACTAATTGTATATATATTTGAATATTATATATAATATGTGTACATTATGGACGTGCCACTACTTAACAATAAAAAGAAAGGGTTTCCAACTATGAAACAAAGTAAGAATCTAGGGTCAAATCTCTGGACAAAAAAGAATCTTCAAAGGGTTTTAAAATCAATTAGAGATTTAAAAAATGATTCATTTATAATTGAATCAAACCCAAATGAGATGCTTAGGTATAGAATCACTTTCAAAGGTAGAATGATACTTGAAGCCCTAAACGGCAGATACGGGTATCTAGTAACATATAATAAAGCTGTTTTTCTAAAAACATCGAGGAGTACTAAAAATGAAAACATATAAAGAAAATCTATTAATTCTTAATCTAAATAATGCGATTGACAAAACAGAAGAGCAAGGGGGGTCTGTTGGAATTATTGATCTTGCTTATTGTGTTTCGGAAATAGTAAGAGAACATTGGGGCAAACATAATTACCAAGCGTTTAAAGATGTGATTAAATCAGAGTTGAGGGGGTCTTAAATGTTGGTCTACAAAATCAATCTTTCAGATATAGAGGGGGGAGAGAAACCCCGAACAGAAAAAGAGGGGGTTAAGTTTGTCCTTAAAAATATTGGGGAACTTATCCGAATTGCCTTAATTAATGAAAATCTAGGAGAGAATAACAATGCCAAATAATAACGAAATAGAAAATACTTTTTACTGTCCATCATGCGATTATCAAGCGGATGAATCAGAAATGGAAGATATTTACGAGTCTGATTATAGTGATGGAAGTTCCAATGATGTTGTTGGTGAAATGTGCCCTGATTGCATAGAACACAACATGGACGAAGGAAGGATTTATTGGAATGATGTATGTGAGGTATACATCGAAGTTCAAGGCTCGGTGATCAATAATTATGGTTATAAACCTGAGCCTAAATTTCATCTCTTGAAAAAAAATAAAATCTCAAACAATACCACCTCATATTCACTAAGAAAAATCAAGGGAAGGATTAAGGCTTTTTTTGGTTTTGAAATTGAAACTGATTGCCCCGAAGATGAAAACAGAAACCTAATTGGGAATGAGTATTTGGTCAATCAAGAGAAATTAGAAACCATAGAAACCTACTTAAAAGAAGATGGAACTTGCTCAGGGTTTGAAATTGTTTCGCACCCCTTCACTTTTGACGCTTTCAAAAAAGCGGATTTTTCAGGACTCAAACTACTGAAAAGAAACGGGATGACCTCTTACAATGGGAGATCTTGCGGGATTCACGTCCACATCTCAAGAACCGCATTCGAGGGTCAATATCATATATATAAGTTTCAAAGGTTCTTCTTTTACAATCCATCATTCATAGCTTGGATCAGTCAAAGAAACCCTAATGAGCTCAGAGATTGGGCAACCCTTTCACCTTCATCAAATGGGGTTATCAGGAAAAATCCTTGGACTGATAAGAATGAAATCCTAACCAATCTAACAGACTTTACGAGGGTTAGAGGTGGATCTAGATCTTGCGCTGTCAATATGAACAACTCGCAAACAATAGAGGTAAGAATTTTTAGGGGAACTTTGTTCGAACCTTCATTCAGAAAAAATGTTGAATTTTGTGATCTCGTTTTGGAGCTAACTAGAAATCACAACGCAAAAAGTCTTAACCCTTCAACATTTGAATCTTACCTTGAAAAAAGAAGGGGGCATTATCCGAATTTGTTTAATTGGTGTCAAGCTAGAGGGGCATTCCAAGAAACAGAAAATCCCTTTGTTTCTTTCCAGAAGGAATATCAGGACATAAGAACGCAAAACCGTGATTTTATAACCTTACAAAGGAAGGTAAGAGGTATAAATCAAGAGATCAACAAACTACAGGAAAAAATAGAATCCAAAATCGATAAGAATTTTGCTCAGACTGAGCAAGGTTGCTTATTACTCAGTAATTGGAAACAAAATATAAAAGAACTCCAAAAAAATCTTGATCTCCATAATGAAGAAAAAAAGAAAAAAGAGTTTCCTTATCCAATCTCAGCCAATGACTTTTTTATTGAGAGAGATGGTGGACTAACGAAAAATAAAATGAATCAGTTAATAAATAGGAGTTTATAGTATGTGTGTAGCTATCGTACAGAAACCGAAACATCAAATCACAAAAAAACAGCTCAAAGCGTGTTGGGAGAGTAACCCTGACGGCGGTGGATTTGCTTATGTTAAAAATAACAAAGTGATGATCCATAAAGTCTTAAACTCATTCAAGGCTTTTTGGAGAGCATACAATAAGGCAAGATCAGAAAACCCGCTTTCTGTTTTCTTAGTGCATTGTCGTATTATGACCTCTGGCTTGGTGAACCTTGAAAATTGTCATCCTTTCGTAGTTAAGAAAGGTTTGGTGATGATCCACAACGGGGTTATAGATGTAGACCTATCGGAAAAAAATAGATCTGATACATACCATTTTACAAAAAAGTTAAGTAGAATTAAAGATGATCCAATTAACAATCAGTCATACAAATGGTTAATTGAGGAGTCTATCGGATCAAATAAACTAGCTTTTTTGAATGCTAAAAATCAATTCTCAATAATAAATGAATCATTGGGGAGTTGGATAAATGGTGTTTGGTTTTCTAATTGCCATTGGAAACCCGCTAAAAAATACAGCTATGTTGATTCATACGGTGATTACAGAGCGTACCAACCCTACTATTCAACAATAAAAAATGATTGGGTTGATTTATGCTCCTGTGGTGAGAGAATAGACGGCGATGAATCAAACATATATTGCCCCGATTGCTTAAGCTTTAGAAAGGATAATAACATCCCTAAAATTGGGTTAGGCTAGGTTAGTTTGGAATGCGAGGGGGTTCGATTCCCCCTCTAACCTCTTTTTTTATATAGTGTTAAATATAAGGTTTTAAAATATACTCGAATTCTGTTTGATATAAGGGATCAACTAAACCAATAAAAGTGCTTTAGAATTGATTTTAGAGCGTAAAAAAAGAAAGGGAAACTAGGAATTTATACCAAATTTATTCTAATGGCTTAAAATAGCTAATTTAAGCGGAGTTTTTTGTCTGTACTGGACGAAACTATCTTTTTTTGTCTGTACTGGACGAAACCAAAAAAAAGAACTGATCCTTATCAGTCCAAACCAGATTTTATTTTTTTATGTCTACTTATCGAAAAAAAAGTAGTGAGTAGACATAATAATTTTTTCAAATCTGGATTTTAAGATTTTTTTTTTTTCGTGAAATTTATGCCAAATGAGATTGCGTCTCATTTGCAAATAAATGCGAGTAGACATAATACAAGCCAAAAAAACGCCCAAAAATTTTTTGCCGCAATATTTAGCCCAAAAACATTCAATGCTTACTTTTTCCTAATATTTACTAAGGAATGTTTGAGGTATTCTATACCCCCCCCTATGCTAAAAACATACTTTCCTAAACAGCACCCCCCCCCTTATGTAAGTACATATTTTGAATAAATGATTTGCTTTATTATATATTTATATATATATTAACATATTGATAAACAAGGAAATAAAATGAACACATACGAAAAACTACGAGAACTATTTCAATCTAACCACACTTGTCAGAATAAAAAATGTAGTGGCTATACCAAGCAGAAACTATATAATTGTGAGGTAATAGCAGGTAACGGGATTGAGCAGGATGCTATGGTTTGCGAAGTATGCGAGACAGTTTACGATCACGATGAATTTGTAGATTGGGATACAGAACTAAACTTTTAAATAAAGGGGATAATAATGAACAGATTAATTAAACACTTAACCGAAAATGGAATAAGCCAAGCCCACGTTATTAGACAGCTAGGTATTTCTAATATGACTTGGTACAACTATAAAAACAAAAGAACACCTATGCCTAAGACTACGAAATTAGCTTTATGCTATGTGTTAAATATTTCCTACGATCAAGTATTTTGCACAGAAGAAGCGTGTGCATAGAATTATGTCTACTAATAATATCTACTAAATAATATTATCGTGTGGGAAATAGCAGTAATAATACTTTTGTATTTAATTTGGGATGAACTCAGAGAATAAGCCCCTTAAAGGAGAGAAAAATGTCGAATATATTTAAAGATATAGAAGGCGATGAGTACGAAAACAATCAGCCTTGTTGCCGTGAAGATGCAGTTGAAGACGATCAAAACAACGCTATGGGTTTAATTATCAACTCCGACCAAATGTTGAAGGTTGCTAGACTTCTCAATATGATACAGAGTGATCTCGGTAGGATTTTATCTATATCCGAACCAGCTATTAGTCATAGTGAGGAAAGAATGGCTTTATCTTGTTTTGGTATGATTTCAGAAATTGCCGAAGAATCTCAAGCTTGTATTGAAAACTTTATGGGCAACGCAACTGTTGATGGTGTTCCTATTAACGTAAAAGAGTAAGGAGAGAAGTAATTATGATATTTAAAAGAGTGCCTTTAAACACATTAGTTCCATCACCCTACAATCCACCGTCAAGAGAAAGAAAGGTGGAAGAGTTGGCGAGGAATATTAAAGAATACGGTTTGCTAGTTCCAATCATCGTATCAAGCGATCTTACAGTTGTAGACGGACATAGGCGAACAATGGCGTTTAAGCTAATAGCCAAACAAGATGGTAAAAAAGAGTCAGAGGTGAAAGTTCCTATTATACAACATAATAGCGATAGTGATGCGGTGTATGACTCTATGTTTATTTCAGCGAATAAAGATACAATGCTAATTAATGGCAATCAGTATCTATGGAGATATATGAATGGTGCAAGTGTAGATAGTAGAAATCTATCTCGCATACGTTGGATTGAAAAAGCATTGGGGGCAACTTACGCAAAAGGTATGTTTGCAAGGATACTTGAGAGGGGGCAATCCGCATCTAGCTATCAAATGAGTATGGGGATGTATTGCAGATACACAAACACAAGTCCTACCAATAAGGCAGATATGCGTAAACTAGCATATTATATGTTAAACGTGGAGTCTTCATATAGAGTAAAGACGGCAATAGCACACTTTATACCCATTGATGTTTTAAAAGAGTGCGTCAAAGAAAATAAGAAGATTGAAGCTAGTTTTTCCCCGAGTAGAAGATGAGTGAGCAAGTAGTAAACATTACATTGTCTGAAACTGATCTTGACCACATTATATGGGGGTTAACGGCAATATCTACTATTCGATTACCCCTTGATCCGAAATGGAGGAGACCTTACGAGGCTAAGCTAAAGGAATTGCAAAAAATAAAGGATGAAATGCTCGAGGTCAAAAGAGATAGAGAAATGATAGATGCCTCCAAAAAAGCTCACGGAGAAAACACTTGTATTGATTGTGATTAATAAAATAAAAACTGTTTTTCGCAACTTACTTACACGCATTAAACCTCAAGAACGTAATAAGGTTTATTGTAAAGGTTGTGGAAAATATTATAAAAGGAGAGTAAAATGAGTTATACTCATATAGGAAATGTATTTGAAGAGGGTATGCCAAGTGCAGAGACAAAAAAAGATAGTCAAAACCAACAGATATTAAGGCACTTGCAGAGTGGTAAAGCAATTACTCAGATAGATGCTTTTGAACTGTTTGGATGTTTTAGGTTAGCCTCTAGGATTCACGATTTAAGACAACAAGGGTATGCCATAGAAACCCAAACAACAAAAAGTAGGAATGCAAAATATGCAACCTATTTCATAAAGGAGACAAAATGAGAGAACTGTACATTAAACTCAAGGATGGGGGAAGACCATTTCCCATTACCTTAAAAGAACCGATGGAAACAAGGACAAATCAGTTTGGATCGGTAGAACACCTATATTCTGTTTCATATGAAAATGAAACTAGGACTTTGGTTGCGAGTGATGCCCTAGACAGGCAAATATCTACACTCGACCCCGATACAAATGTTGTTATTACCCTTACAAAAGAAGGGGATAGAACAGTTTGGACAGTAATTCAAGAAGATGGGAATTTTGATGAAAAATACAATGAACTAAAAACTAAGGCGGTTAATATGCAAGGAACTTACGATCAAACAATAAGAAAAGAGGCAGAAGGTAAGGTTAGGCACGGATTCGCAGTAGAGGCTTATAAATCAGGTAAAAAACTAACACCCGAGACAGTAGAAGAAATTAATTCTTGGGTTCAGTTTGTTATGTCAGGGAAAACCGATGATCTCCCATTTTGAAGATAAGTAAATGGGATAAAGTATTTTCTCAGATAATCAGAACCAGAGATAAGTGGAGTTGTGTGAGGTGCGGGAAATACTACGAACCCCCTACCTCAGCCTTGCACAACTCACACTATTTCGGGAGAACTAGGTTAAGTACAAGGTTTGATGAGCAGAATTGTGATGCCCTATGCCACGGATGCCATAGACATTGGGAGGTAACAGATAGAGAGTCATATAGAGCATTTAAGATAAATCAATTAGGGGAAAATGGGTTTAACGCTTTATATGTACGATCTAATCAAACGTGCAGAAAATCAGATTACATTAACGAAATTTATTACAAAGCACTAAAGGAGAGATTAAATGAGTTTAAACAGGGGCGGTGAAAAGCCACAAAATACAGATCAGGGTATTACTCTAAACGCAGAAGTTGTTGGGGTAAAGAACCTAAAAATTGCAGGGAATTGGAGAATTGAACTAGATACCTATAACAGCGAATTAAAGGAAGTACAAAAGCTTTTAGAACTGATAAACAGGTCAGTCGCTATTGCTATTGTACCACAAGACTAATGGCAAATAGATTCACAGATACCGAAAAATGGAAAAAGCGATGGATTCGTAAGCTTGACCCAAGAATGAAACTTGTGTGGTGCTATCTACCAGATGTTGTGGATCACGCAGGTTTATGGGATGTTGATATAGAATCATTAGAGTTTCATCTAGGAATTGAAGTAACGGCAGAAGAAATATTAAGCGTTTTTAATCGTAAGGTAATTCCAATTAAAAATGGAGAAAAATGGTTCTTACCAAAATTCTTAGAGTTTCAATATAAGGGAAAAATGTCAAGAAGAAACAACTGTCATAAGTCAGCATTAGAAAAAATAGAAAGATATGGATTATATGATATTATACAGAATAAGGGGCTAGTTCAAGATGATTTAGGGGTTATAGAAATAGAAACAGAAGTGGAAGTGGATATAGAAGTGGAAAGAAGGTTTAATCTTTTTTGGCAGACTTACCCTAGAAAACAATCAAGGAAACAAGCGTATAAAGTTTTCTTAAAGATTAACCCCGATGATGAGTTGTTAGAAAAAATGGTAACATCTGTTGAAATGTGGAGTGCATCAGAACAATGGCAAGATAAAAAATATATTCCTATGCCAACTACTTTTTTAAATCAAGAAAGATGGAATGATGAAGTAGAGCAGGGAGAGAACATATTAGATAAATATAAGGGGATGGAATGGAAAGACTAACACCTGATAAGGCTATTTTAAAGTTGTGGAATGGTTTTGGCAGAAACCCACAGACAAAAAGAGATCAGTTTGATCTACATATGAATTGGACCAAAGACAAGTCATCTAAAGCAATAGAAGAAACAGTAGATTTTATTTTGAATAACGAGGATACATTTCCTACCATATCAAAACTCAATACTGTTTATAAGACATTTGAAAAGTCTACACCAATAGATTATAAAACCGATAAATGCTTTTTTTGTGATGGAACAGGTGTACTTCCTTACTTGTACTCTCCTGATGGTGT